CGCGGTTAGGGACTCTTTCACCCCTGAGCTTTCACCCGACCCTCGTGCATCACTGCACCAGGCTTTCCCGCCCGGCTACGCCTTGCGGCGCATTGCCTCTCGTCCGGCTTTGTATTATTTGCGGAGCGGTGGGCTGTCAGGTGGCCGTTACATACTCGCCTTTCAGTGTCGCCGATGGCCCTCGAAGGGTTCCCCGTGCCGTTTCTGAGTTTCCAGAGATTCATGTCTCTGTTGCTACATTTTCAGGCATCATGCCTATGTTTTGTGGAAGGAGCGGGATTCGAACCCGCGATGTAATAGCTGAACGCACCATCATGATTCACATCATTAAGTTTTGCGCCTTGCCTTCGACCACTCAGCCATCCTTCCGTTCCCGTTCAGTGTGCTGCGGTATCTCCGCAGCATCCTCCCTTTTTCAAAACCTGCGAACCTCGCGGCGGGCAGATTTTTAATGTGTTTACCTTTAATGCAATATTCAGTGGCCGCTGCCACAACCAACAAATACGTTTAACCTATTCATTCTAAAAGTCCCTTCAGTTCGCCATCGTGGGCCATCCTGAGTATCTTATTCAGCGGATATACCCACGGGCTCTTTGTCTCTGTGCCATCTGCTGTCGAGGTCACTATCTGCCGTGTCCGTCCCAGCAGGTGCCCGTGACTGCGAAGCCAGCGAGGTGTCATTGTCTCGATGTACTGGCTCAGTGTCTTGTCAGTCACCCATCGCTCTTCGTAGCACTCATGCGCCTCGCGCTCCGCACGCCGCACCTCGTTGATGATTTCTGCCCTCAGTAGTTTGTCCATTGTTCTACTTCACTCTCTTATAAGCAATCGTCAACCTTTCCCCGGTCTCCACTCGCTCGAACTCCATACCCTCCAGCCGCTTCAGCGTAGCGAACTGCACCCTGGCACTCTCCACGGCCTTCTCGTTCGGCAAAACAAACACACCCATCTGCCCTACGCTGATGGCCCTGATGTCGTCTCGTGTCACTCTGTCTGTTACCATGTTGTTTCTTAATTTTACTTAATTAATTACCTTGTTTAATACAACTTGGCAGAAAAAGCCGTATATTTGCAATCCGACACCCTCGCAAAGTGTTCGCAAATTGGCGGTTTACCGCTTCGAAAAGACGGCCTCCCGTCTGACGGCTATTTTCATGCCTCGTTGTAGTGTTAATTACTTACGGGTGCAAAGATACAAACTTAATTGGAAACTCAAAACAATATTGGGTAATTTCGGTTAAGATTTAAGAATTATTAAGATTAAGAATGGCTAATTGTGGATAATTATGGACAAGAAACTAAAAAATGAGTTGTTCAGAGTTGCCGTCGATTATCTTTTCAGGGAAAAGAAAGTCGGTAGCCAGAAAGAATTGGCTGAGAAAATCGGTATCACTGAGCCATCCCTATCCCGTGTGATGAACGGAGGCCGCACCGTCTCCGACAAGACTCTTCACAAAATGAACGAAGCCTTCGGTGGTATCTTCAATATGGCCTACTTCCGTGGCGAAGACCCGCAGTGCATGCTGATGGAAGATTTGCTCTACTACCAACAGCACCCCGAAGAGCGGCTTGTCTTCGTTAGGCCGAAAAAAGAAAATGTGCCGCAGTCTGAGCCTGTACAGCCTTCGTCACAAGACACAACCTTGATAATGTCGAAAATGTTCGAGTCGATGCTGAAGCCTATAGAGGCCGCACATGCCCAGCAGGTCGCCGCCCTGAATCAGCAGATTACCGACAAGCAGTCCATTATCGACCTCCAGGCCTATAAAATCAAATCGCAAGCTGATGAAATCGCCAGCCTACAAAAATTCATTGCCGAACTCCGCTCTATGTCGACATCTATCAATATTGAAGATGTCCTTAAGAAGTACCCCTTTGCCATCGGCGTTGCCGAAAACAAAGAATCCCCTCGCGCCCAGGTATGAACATTATAATATACATAATAGTATTAACCGTGATAATCATCGTGGAGAAATTCACCAATGTTTCCCCACACCAATACCATGAAGCACGGTTAACCTATTTAAATACAACCATTTTGTCGAACCTTTTGAATAACCCCAAGCGGATCACTAATCGATGCGGGCGGGGTGCCATGAAAATACGGGCACCGCCTTGGGAATAAAAGGGTTAGCAATAAATCTATAAAATTGAAAAATTGACAATATACAACAAAACATAGCAATAAATGACGGGTTGTTTCCCCTTTTCCACCACACGATGGTAAACGTGGGTAAACATAGACATAAAACAGATTAAGATATGAAACAGACTACATCAATCGTGTTTGACCACCGTGGACGGGTGAAGGCCGGACAGAAGGGACAGCTGGAAGTGCGCGTGACGGTGAATCGGAAATCATACTACTTCGGTACTGGTATCAAGGTGTACCGCTCGGAGTTCGTGGCCGGGCAGGTGATGAACACGACCGACGATAAAGGGCTGAATGAACGGCTGGGAATTATCTATCAGCGGGTAAACAATGAGGTAAACAAATGTATCGAGAGCGGGGCGGCGATTGATACGGAGGAAATCCGCAGGAAGGTGTGGCAGACCTCGGAGGCGATGAGCGACGAGCCGACGCTGCTGGACTGGATAGAGCAGCAGATGGGGATGATGAATATGGCAGAGGGCACGCTGAAGCATTACAGGACGCTGCTGACACGGCTGACGGAATATGGGAAGATTCGCCGCTGGAAAGATGTCACGACGGAAGCCGTGTATGAGTGGGATGCGTGGTTGCACGGGTTGAAGGCTCAGGATGGCGGCAGGATCAGCGACGGGGCCGTATATACCTATCATAAGTGTCTGAAAGCTCTTCTGAACCGTGCCGTCGAGGTGGGGAAGATACGCGACAACCCCTATACGCGGCTGCGCGGGAAGTTCAAACGCGGCGAGCGGGAAAGCGTGGAGTATCTGACAGAAGATGAGATGCGGAGGTTCGTGGCCCTACAGCCTCCGTCTGGGTCGGTACTCGAAACGGCAAAAGATATTTTTGTTTTTCAGATGTATACGGGACTGGCTTATTCAGACGCGATGGCATTCGACACGAACGACTACCGATGGGACGGGTCGATGTGGCGGCATAACGGCGAAAGGATCAAGACAGGCGTGCCGTTTGTCAGCAGCCTGCTGCCTCCGGCGGTGCGGGTGCTGGAGAAGCACGGCATGCGGGTGCCGAGGATGGACAATGCGGACTATAATCATTGCCTGAAGGTGCTGGGGCCGATGGCGGGGATTAAGATTAAGATGCACTCGCACCTGGCGCGGCATACGTTTGCGACTTATATGCTTAGGAACGGGGCGAAGATTGAGAACGTGTCGCGGATGCTGGGGCATACGAATATTACGCAGACGCAAAGATACGCGAAGGTGCTGGCGGAGAGCGTGCATGAGGACTTTGACAGGGTGGCGGAGAAGATGGGGACTGCGGAGATACCGCAGTGTACTGAACGGGAAGAAAAAACGATAATTAAAAACTTATGACTATGTGGATATTATTTATTATTTTTGCGATTGTGGTGGTGGCTATATGTATTTATGACAAAAGCAAGAATGCGGAGAGCCATGAAACAACGCAGGCGAAGTTGGCGGCGAAGATGTACGGCAACCATCCTGCTGATGATGCCTTTGACCTGGCATCCGAGACTGAGCGGATGAGACGACTGGCGGAAGCGATGATTCAGGCGAAGGCAGCAGGGCATGATGATGACTATGAAGCCATGCTTGACGGCACGTATAGCGGGCCGCTGCCGGAGCCTCGAGACGATGGCGGTTATCTGAGCATCTACGACGACCTGCGCATCCTGAAGATTGCGGGTATCAATTACCGACAGGGCATCATCCGATATACGGGGCGGGTGATGGCAGCCCTGGTGCCGGAGCCTCAGAACGAGTTCGACCCGAATGCCATCAAGATTGTTGCAGAAGACCGACACCACCTCGGCTATATCCCGACAAATCAGACGGACTTCGTGCGCTCGCTGACGGATGAATCGTTCCCGTATCGCTGCGAGTGCCACATCTATCAGGCCGAGGATGAAGACGACGGGCACAAATTCTTCTACGGTTTCGTATACATCAAACGGAAGGATCGGGGGGAGTGACGTGTGCTCCCCTACCCCCTTAAATATTAACTAAAACATTAAGACTATGAAAAAATTACTGATGGTGATGGCAGCTGCCGCAATGCTGCTGAGTTGTGGGAAGAATGAGCCGGAGGCGGTTGCAGACGTGAAGGAACCCGAGCCTTGGGTGCATACGACGTGGACGTTCAACGTAGGGCCAGGAGTGTCGCATGAGGCGATGGCGAGGACACGCGCTGACCTCTCGGCCCTGAACTTGACCGACCTCTGGGTGATGGACTATGTGGGCGATGAGTTAGTGCAGACGATTCACCAGTCATCCACGGATGAGGGATTCGGTAGTGTTTCGCTCGAGCTCGGATACGGTGAGCATACAATCTGCTTCTGTGCCAGCCGTGGAACGGGCCCGTCGGTGTCGGGGTCTGTGATTACGTGGGAGAAGCCGAGCGACACGTTCTGGCATCGTCTGTCATTGACGGTGGCGGCTGGCACCCCCATGACTGCTCAGCAGGTGACACTCTCGAGGGTGGCAACCCGTCTGCGAATTACGCCCATGGACAAGATTCCCGAAGGAGCCGCGAAACTGACATGCAGCCCGTCGGTGTGGTACTATGGTCTCGACCTGCTGACGGGCGAGGCTACAGACGAGCGGGTGCAGCAGCGCGAAATAGCCATACCAGCCACATACGTGGGGACGGCCGGGGAATTGTCCGCGTCGTTCTTCGGTCTGTCTTCGGCAGAGCCGTGGCAGACGGATGTCGCCGTGGCGGTACTGGACGGCGATGGCTCTGTGATGGGCAGCGTGACGCTCGAGGGTGTGACGATGAGCCGGAATGTGACAACGGTCTATTCAGGCGGCATATTCGGCAAAGGCGGCACGATGAGTGTCACGGCTGATGACGGCTGGGGTGCCGACGATGTGCATGAATGGTAAACGAAAAGCAGGGGAGGTCTCCCGACTTCCCCTGCCTGCGAAAAAAAACCTAACTACTTAAACACTAAAACGTAAATGAATATTGTTGCGAAGCATATCATTTCAGCCCAAAATATCTTGGTGCGCCACTTGCCACGAAGAATGCACCATGTCACGATCCATGGAATCCATAGCAAAAGGAGCTGCCAGTGGTTGAATGCTATGAACAGCTGCGAGGCGATGGCAGCGGTATACGCGCCGACCATGTGCGCCTTGTAGGCGTAGTCGGTGCGGTCTCCCACCAGCGGGCATACTGCTACGAGCATCAGTCCTGCACAGGCGAAAAATGCGAGGAACCGCGTGGACTCGCTTGATGTCTCCATGAGTGACGGCATGACGGCGAAAGTCACCGATGCGATGATGATAGTCCACAGCCATTGGCCTGTTTTCGGCAAGTTGAAGACGGTCTGTGACAGTGAGTTGGGAATGCCTTTCCCGACGGCGCACATAGTGAGGTTATAGCACGTCAGTACGGCGATGGCGATGATAGTCAGTGTATACATACGATTATTGTTGATTGGTTTGATTCTGTGTCAGGATTCCTCTGAGCTCTTCGATTTGGCCGAAGTTCCAGTCGTTTGATAAGACAAGACGTGTGTACGTCTCTTTGGTCATGGTCTCCGTGGCGATGTCGCTCTCAGCCTGTGCGATGTCGTCCACCGCACGGTTGGCAAAATCCATTGCCTTGGTGTTGTCCATTCCGTCGGCGACGGCTCGCGCGTATGCGTCGTTGGCCGCACTGTTGAGTTCTTGGCTCACTTTCTTCATCTGTCTGAGCAGCCGGATGAAGGCAATCTTCTCTTCATCGGTCATTCGCTTCATCGACGCGGTGGCGAGAAACATGTAGACCTCGTGGATTCTTTTTTTTGTCATAGTTCTTGAAATTTATATGATATTGTTACTGTATCGGTGCCAGTTCAAGGCTGTCTGCCATGGTGGCTACCAGCGGCTGCTTCCATATCACACGGTCGCTGCTTCCCGACTGGCTGGACTGTCCCCAGATGCAGAGATAGTAGGTGTCGCCAACGGTGAATACCTGGTCGAACCGCCCCGTGCTATGTCCTGAGTCGCTGGGGTACATAGGCGTGCCGCTGTTGGGTGCGCCGTATAGGTAGTACTCGCCTGCCGTTGTCACCTCCAGTCCCTGCGAATTGTTGAGGAAGTCGGTGTGAGTCTGAGGGTCTGCGGAGTTGGAGAGGAACACGTAGAGCGGATTGACGCGCTGCACGCCAGACCCGGATACGCTGGTGATGCGCATCTGGAGGTTGAACACATTATTGTAAGGGTAGACCTCGGCACGGATGAAGTATGCCCCAACCATATAGGGATCGCTCTGTGCGAACTTCAGGTTCTTGAATATCATGCCGGGGATAAGCATCCATTGATTGCTGTCATTCTCATAGTTCCACTGGCTCAGCTCGATGAACTCTCTGCTGGTGGTGACGTTGGCCGTGGTTAGAAATTCCACACAGTGCCAGGTGTAAGTACTTGCGGGCAGGTTTCGGCTTGACGATGCCCAGGGGATGGTGTCTACCGCCACCAAATCGGGAGTCTCAACACCGTCGTTAGTGAAGAGCACGATGCCCCGACGGAGGGGTGTGAGACTGGTGACGCTGAACATCGCATCGAGCCAGTCGAGCACGCACAGGCTATTTTCCGCATCGCGTCCCCACGCAATGCGGGTGTCGAGGTTGGAGAAGGGATTGCCAAACACCTCCAGCGGATCGATGCTGATGTCCTGATCACCATCGGCCACAATCTTCCCATCGCCGTTCACTGCCAGCGAGCGGCTGATGCCGTGGTAGTAGCCTTGCTGGTCGTAGTAGCCGAACTGGAGACTGGCCGTTTGCTTATAGCCGTGGACGGATGCCAATCCCTTGATGGGCGTAGAGCCTCTCACGGACTGCGTGGTCACGAAGTCGGTCATGCGGAATGCGCTATTTGTACCGCCAACGGGCCTCACTATCATCGCCAGGTCGTCGAGGAATGGATTGCTATTTCCACCGAGGATAGCCAACTTCAGGGCAGCGATGACATCGACGAACTTTGTCGGGACAGACGTGTCGGTGATGATGTCGCCTGTGTTGGGATTGACATATCTGTAGGGGGTGCGAATGCCGAAGGGGGCAGTGCCGTTGCGGTTGATGCGTGATATGGTGCCTGTGGGCATCGGCTTGAATGTGGCCCATTTATTGACCGTCGATGCCGTGCAGAGCTTGCCAAGGTCTGTATTGCTCGAAGCGACTGCCCGCTGTATGTCATAGATGCTGACAGGCTTGCTGATTTTGAAATTCTGATAACTCATACGCCCT